CCTTGCGGACGTCGTCGAACATCTCGCGCGCGTGCTCGGCATGCACATGCGCGGGAATCCCCTTCTTGAACTCCGAGAACTTGTTAGCCATAGCGTGTCCGCGCATCTTGGATGCCGACATTCCCTCTACACCCTCAGCGTCTGGATCTCGTTCACCTGCCGATACTACGTCGATGTTCTTGAAGTTGAATTCCTTACCAGGTCCATTATATCTATCAAGTAGCTTCTTGTACTCGTCGATGCGATCGGATCCAGCCACCATGGTTACGTGAGTAACACCCTTGGCATGCAGTCTCTTAAGCTGGTGCATGAATGTTGGCTCTTCAGCCGTAGCTGCCGAGATGCTAGCTCCCGGAAACATCCTCTTTGCATGCTTGATCTTCTGCTCAGGAGTCAGCGGATTCTTCTCTGGGTCCTGCGAGTGTGAGATGACGATAGAGTGGCTAGCCTTCTTAGCTGATGCCAGTTCCTTGACTTTATCCACCAAGGCGCCGTGACCAACAGTAGGTGGATTCATACGGCCGAATGCAAATACGTGATGCACTTCATCCTCAGCAGGAGGTACTGCATCGGGTTCGCCCTTACCTCTATTGTTTGCGAAGTTCAGTCGCGAGAACTCTGCGCGATCGACTAGCTTAGTCGGCTTACCTTCTCTGATCGATACAAACCCCTCGGGCTTGACCTGCTTACCGCCGACAGTGTGCTCGAAGTCAGTAGGGTTTCCGAGCGCACTGACTAACACATCCTTAGCCTTCTGTAGATGTCCATGTAGATCAAAGGCCGACTTGTACTGCCTCTTGTTTATCGTGAGGTCATCTATCAGCTCGTTGTATGCATCGGCCTTCTTCTGCTTTGCCGCCTCGGTCTTTAACTTCGATGTCTCTTTGTCTCTTCTCGACTGCAGATACTTTGAGTAGTCGTCGATGTTTGGCTCGGTGCCATCTCTAACGGTTTGATTGATGTATGGCTTAATGAACGCATCGTGCTTGGCTAGAGCTTCTAGAACTTCCGACCCAGTGTTTCTATAGGCCTCATCTGCAGCTTCTCTGTGCTTCGCATACTTTGCTTGCAATGCACTGGTGTAGCGAGACTTACTGGTATCGTTGACTTCCGGATTGACGAGGTTAACGTCGGGGTCTTGATTGAACTTAGAGTGGTCTACATCGAACCCAGCCTTCATATCGGCTAGCTTCTTGCCCTTGTACTTCGTGTGAACGACGAACCCGATCTGTGAAGCCGCGATCTTTCTGCCTTGTGTTGAGTCTTTAGCGGCGCTGTATGTGATTGTGTTGGGAGCGAACTTGAGTTTGCCGTTCTCTTCCTCGACGTCTGGCTTATCATATAGGAAGTCACCCTGGTACACACCACCGTCTTTAGGCATGACCTTTGGAAGATGGGCCAGTGCTGCCTTCAGCTTTGAGACAAGACCCGGTGCATGACCGTGGTTTTGTTCGATATCTTTCTCTGTGTAGTTGAGCTTTGGGTTCACATTGAACGCTGACTTAGATGCTACGAAGAACTTGCCATTCTCGGGATTGATACCAAACACCACAGAAGGTGAGCCATCGTACTTGGTCGTCACTTTTGATTTAGACTTGCCACCAGTAAGAAGAGAATGAAGATCGTCGAGATTGTTAGCAGCATGAGCTACACCCTCGTCTCCGCCATGGATGATGTGATCCTCAGCATGTTCAAGATGCTTGAGCTTGTCTACATCGAGTGATTCAGTTAGGAAAGCAGTAAAGCTAAACATTGGTCATCCCTTATTAAGCTATCAATAGTCTTTTTGCTTTTATCTTTATGTCATTCGGGTATTCACCACCCTTACTGTTTCTTACCTCAATGATATATTCTGCGATGTTGTTTCCACAGTATATCGTGATCTGCTTCGATGTCTTGCTCGGGTATCTGATCTCAGTGACTTTTAGATTGCTGACTAGCTTAGTCAGTAGTCTTCTGTCTAGCCAGAACACCTTCCATAAGCTAGTACCCATGCGTCTAACATAGAAGTAGTTCATACCCCATGCGCGTTCAAAGATAGACTTCATCTCAGACGCATCTGGTTTTGTAATAGGAATAGCTTTTCTACTTAGAGTTTTCTTTGAGGACGGATTTCTTATGTCATAGCCTTCCTGAACCTTATTCAGATCGGCACCAAATGCTTTAAGGAAATCAGCACCCTCTGACTTGGGATCTAATGCGCCGTCTTGTTTCATAAGAGAGGCAGCGCCTGAGTACGAGCTGAACGTGTCACCGTTAACATCCTTCAACGATATGTACCATTTCTTGTTGCCAGAATCTTCGAGTACGATATCACCTATGACCTCGTTCAGCTTTTCAATAGCAACACCTTCTTTCTTCGTGCTCCCCGATCGCTGGTAGACTCTCTTGATCTCATTTTTCTTGAAGTCTTCATTGGCTTCAGACATCTTTTTGATTAGATTCTTGTACTCGTCAGGGACGCCAGCATTTTTAAACGCTGACTGAAGATCGGATACTACCTTCTTTTCAAAGTTCTCACCTTTGTTAGCACCCTTGGCTATGACCACATCGACTTTGAGTGAGTAGATTGAAACCTTGTAGGTAAATGATACAGACGGATACTTTGAGCTGTTTGGGGACAGCTCGTTGTATTTGACGTCGCTTATCGAATCTTCTTTCTCTAGAATCTTGGGTAGGTGAGTTCTTATGGCTTCAGAGGTGTCTTGGCTTTTGTTGATGAGCTGTAAGCGATACTCTCTTATCTCGCGGCCGATTGAAGCTGGCTTTCCAGCAGGAGCCGTGTCAGCAACCCTGAAGTTGTATTTCTCACATGCAGAATTCAGAAAGCTTCCTATGTTCTTATAGAGCTGGCTGAATTCAGCTGGTGATAAAAATTGCTGCGATATCGCCATGCGGTTTGTCATCTTGCTGTTTACAACATGTGATATTTATAACAAAAAAAGGGTTGGACTTTCGCCCAACCCTCGTTTGCTGTAGCATTGCTGAGCGGAACCCCACCGTGCTCTCAGCTGTTCCTTCGGTTACCCTCTGTGCCTCTTGCGTCTAGAATCGCATAATGCTACTTGAAACTTATTTATAAGCCAGATGTGACTTTTTTCAGGTAGGCTGAAAATTATTTTGTAACATGAAAGATGGCGTCCAACCTTCGAATGCTCGTCCCGCTCGCAGAGACTTAGCGAATTCAAGGGCTTCTTGATACGTGTCGAACTGCTTGATTGTCTGATCAGTCGCTCGCTCGACTACGATGAACCCTCGATGCTCGAACTTATGGCCCGGTAGCAATCTGCCTCGTGCGAGAACATAGTACTTGCCGCTTTCGATATTCGTCTTCATCATGCAAACCCCTCAAAATCCTTCTTTGAGAACTTAGACTTCTTCTTGTAGAAGTCAGAGTCACGTTCACCGAAATCAGTCTTATCCATCAGCGGTTTGTCGTCGACTAGTCCTTCCTGTGCGTCCTGCTCGACATCATACAGCTTCATCTTGGATCGATCGATGCCGACGACGAACCTACGGTACATAGCTGGGTCGTTGTATCGATTCTTCAGCTGCTTGACCATCAGCTGATTGAGACCCTCCATCTCCTCGGATGAGATGAGAGCGAACATGAAGTCTGCAGTAGCCGGCAGACCGAACGACTCAGAGGTATCCTCAAGTCCGACGTCGCTGTTACTGTAACCACTGCGAGTAGTCTGAGTAGCAGACACGATCGGTACATTGAACTCCACGGCAAGACCGCGAAGCTCCTCGGCGATAGCCTTGACATACATGTACGAGTTGATGTTGCTGCCGTACTTCATACGAGACGACGCGCAGATGTTCAGGTAGTCGATGTAGATGATGTCGGGCGTGAAGTTCTTCTTGAGCTTCAGCTCGTTCAGCAGGTGGCGGAAGTTAGCAGAGCCGGCCGACGCAGTAGGGTACTCCTTGATGATGAGCTTGCCGGTGGTCTTGTTCTTGACACGGGCAAGCTTACGATCATAGGTTGCTTTGTCTATCTGACCGAGCTCGTCCATGGTGACATTCATCAGGTTAGCATCGATGCGCTCAGCGATCCTCTCTTCAGCCATCTCCATGGTGATGTAGAGGACGTTCTTGCCGTCGACCAGATTACCGGACGCACAGTGACACATGAACAAGCTCTTGCCCACACCTGTGCCTGCGAGAGCGATGTTCAGAGTCTTGTTAGGTAGACCACCCTTGGTGATCTTGTTGAAGTAGTCCAGATTGAACGAAACCCTAGTCTCCTTACGATGATAGAACTCATAACGAGAGTCTGCATCATCGAGGAAGTTGTGGCCGATGTTAGTATCAAAGCTCACACCCAGAGCATCAGAGAGGATCTGTGGAATGGATCCCTTAGAGTTCTTCTGATCCTTGTTGTCCAGGATCTGAATCGAGTGCATGATAGCGTTGTAGACAGCACGCTCTTGAACGAACTTCTCGGTCTTGTCTACGATCCAGTCTAGCTCAGTCTTAGGATCGTAGCTGAGGTCCTCAATGTTCTTAGCGATGATCTTGACCTGCTCATCGCTGATGCCGTTCTTGTTTGTCACATCGATGGCGAGCGCTTCCTTAGTGGGAAAGCGATTGTACTTAGTCACATAGTCTTCGATAACCTCGAACAGGATCTTGTCATTGTGGTCCTGAAAGTAGTCCTTCTTGAGGAAGGGGATTACCTTGCGACCGTAGTCTTCACGAAATACGAGATTACCGAAGATGACTTGCTCAAACATTTACCCTCCATGTCTCCGTGTCGATAGTCAAGATACCGAGGACGTAGTTCTCTGCCATGTCCTCGGCGTATCGAAGGCTGTGTCCAGTGACCTCCCGAGAGTCTATTGTAACCTCATCACGATAGAAGTCAACAAAGACTTTGTCGTTCTCTACGACTACCTCGGCCGATAGGCGATAGTCATCGCTGTATGCTGAATAGATTACCTTACTCGTCATCACGTTCCTCGTCATCCTTGATGATCTCCCCTGCTGCTAGAGTGTACTTATTCTTGATCCACTCAGCGAGGTTAGACTCCTCAAGAACGGACTTCCAGAAATCGCGATTGTCGACGATGTCACCGGCTCGATGGTTCTTGCCGATCTCACCGGTCTCTCGATCGACGCGTGCATACCAACCCTGCTTAGGCTTGACGATCACACCGGCCTCGATCGCCAGATCAAGCAATCCAGACCAACGGTTGATGCCTGAGTCGTAGTTGACTGTGATCGGGATCTTAGACTTCTCCTTAACGTAGCGAGACTTCTCAACGTTGATGATGAAGTGATAGCCCTTAAGCTCCTTGTCGTCCTTGTCCTGCTGACGGCCGATGATCCAGATGTTGTCGGCAGAGTAGTAGATGCCGGTACCACCAGACACTACGGGCTTGGAGTACATCTCCTGAGTCATGTAGATGTGGTTCACTACGACCATGGGAATATCCTTGATCGTCAGATGAGGCGTGACCATGCGGAACAGAGACTTAAGCTGCTTGGCACGAGTCATGTCGGCTGCAGCGTTCTGCTTCAGAGCATCCTCTACTTCCTTCTTAGAGGCAAGATTGCCGACAGAGTCGATGATGATCATGACCTTGTCGCCGCGCTTGATCTCCTGCAGCTGATGCATGATATCGAACTTAAGCTGCTCGATGTCGGTGATCGGGGTATGAACTACCGACTCAAGAGGCACGCCAAACGAGGTGAAGTAGGACTCGGGAGTACCGAACTCTGAGTCGTAGAACAAGATCGTACCATCCGGATGCTGCTTGAGATATGCAGCTGCCATGAGCAGAGAGAAGGCAGTCTTGAAGTGCTTGGACGGCGCAGCCAGTACAGTCAAGCCAGGTGTGAGACCACCATCAAGTCGACCAGACAGGGCGACGTTGATCATGGGTACTGCGGTTGGAATCATATCCTTTCGACCGTAGACCTTGGACTCAGTGAGTAGGGCCGTATGGTCGATTGTGCTGTTCTTAATCAAGCGATCACGCAGAGACATCTCTAATACTCCTCAATGTTGATACCACTATACACTACGACACATCACTCGTCAACTAGTTTGTCCATCTTCTTCATGAACGCGTCGACGCTCTTGATGCGATCCTTACCTGGCCACTGGATGATGTCCTTATCAGGGTTCTTCTTTAGATTCAAGAGAAGGGGCATGATCATAGCGCGGAGCTTCATGAGCTTCTCCCTATCTACTACCTTCTCAACCTTGGTAAACGCTTGTTCGTCGGCAAACGTGAAGCCGAAATCATGATCTTCTTGCATCTTGTATCCTTTAGCTAAAGAAATCTTCTAGAGTTGTTATCTTCTCGACATTCCACCCGATAGTGTCTAGGATGGATTTGATGGGTTCGAGGAAACACTTCTGGAACTGAGTGTCGTAGTCGATGTATCTATCCAATCCAAGCTCCGAAGGAAGCGTATCCGGTACCGAGATCACAGAGTCGTTGATGGGATTTGGAAGCTTGAGGTATGCGAACTTGATCTTATCTCCATCCGTGATGGGCTGATACTTCTTAGTCAGTCCTTTGCGGTTGATCAAGTCGTTGTAGAGAAGCGCACCCTTGACATGAATAGGTGTTCCCTTGGTGTAGATGGTATGGCGATCCCGGTATTTATCGAGGCCCTTCATGCCACGGGGAAACGCGACGTCCTCGAACGGCATGGCCATGAACTTAATCTTGAAGTCAGCGATATACTGCTGTGCTGTGAGCTCATCCTTATTCATGATGATCTTCAGCGCCTCCTTGATGCTTGATCGGCAGGACTTAGGAGTCGAAGATCGGACAGCCTCGATGCCCTGCACCTTGAGCTGGGGCTCGCTGTACTGGACGCCCTCGATGTTCCATGCGTTGAGGATGTACATCTTCTTACCGCGCCAGATGCCCTTGTCGGCGATAGTCTCTCGCTTCATGATCATCTTCTGCTGATACGCATTCATGTAGTCAGCAAGCTCCTTGTAGGAGTTGTTGATCATCTTTTGAATAGGACCTTCACAGAACTTGTCCAGAGCAGTGACGATGGTCGTGACGTCATCGGTTCCCAAGGTCTTGACCATCGGTTCCATGTTGACGTAGATAGAGTCGGTGTCAGATGCGATCACGTAGTCGACCTTATCGGTCTTAAGCATCCGGTTGAGGTACTCATTGATCTTACGCTCGATCCAGCGGATGGCTAGCTGACCAGAGGTAGTGATGGCCTCGGCCATGTCGAAGCTGAACCACCTGAAGAACTCATTACCCAGAGCACCGTAAGCCGAGTTCAGCTGAATCTTCTTTGCGAGCTGTAGATTATGATAGCGTGAGATGTCGTTGCCGATGAGGCGTCGTTCCTCGACCTTATCCTTCGGTGTCTCCTCGAGCTTGCGCTTAGCCTCAAGCATCTTCTTCTTGTAGTCAGCTCGGTCGTTGTACATCTTCTCCATGAGTGCAGCAAGGAATCCCTGCTTGTCTTTCCGAAACTTAACACCGTTAGCTGTCATGGAGTGCTCACCCTCGATGACTGCATAGCCGGCTACGATGGAGTCGATGTGAGGGAAGTACTGCTCACGACCAACCATCGTCTCGGGGCTGATGTTGTACTGCATGATGAGATGTGGATACAGGCTGTTCAAGTCGAAGGAAACGACCCATCGGCTCATGCCGATCTTCGGCTCCTTAACGTACCCACCAACCAGAGTGTCGTAGTTCTGCGACTTCTTGTTTTGATGGACAACGATACCGCGGTCGAGCAGGTAGTTGTGGATGATGACGTCCCAAGGACCGACTGTGCGCATGGTGTCGATGTAGTTGACCTTAGCGTCGTAGGCAAAGGCTACTACGAGCTGGATGAACCCGAGCTTCTCCTCCAACCTCT